TGGCCTCATCTAGCCTGTATTGAACCAGTAACAGGTAACTGCCCTACTAAATTTCTAGTTAATACTCTATTTGGTGCATTAGCTCCTACAGCATCTATAGCAGAACTAAGAAGTATTTCAATTGTTGTTGGATCGTAAGCTAATGAAGCTGCCAACCATGTTTCAGATGTCAGTAATTTATTAACAGTAAAATCCTCTTTCATTAAAAAAGTTTCTACTTTTATATGAAATTTTCGATCAACAGCTTTCTTTGCATAACCCATACTTATTTCATTATTAGCCAATATTAAATTTGCTTCTAAGTTATCTCCTGATCTGTTTCTAGTTGCACCTTGATAAATAAAAGACAAAAAGCTATGTCCATTTATCTCATCGTTATACTTACCATTTTGAAATAAGTTGGGAGTAAAATCTGACTCTGGATTGCTACCGTCAGCTTTTGTAATACTAATAAAATTAGTTAAAGTAACAAGACTCATAATCCTAGTGAAGCTCTACGTCCTCTTGAGTTTTTAAGAGATGAAATAGTTCTTGATTCTCCAATGGCTGCACCTCTAGCTGTAGCAGTAGCAATGATGTCTCCTACAGCAGATCTTGGAACATATTCATCACCATTAAAGTTTAGTGTTGGTCCCATGTAATTAACAACAGTTGAACTGCCTGCACCACCTACAGATTGTGACGAACCAATGCCAGGAATAACAGATTCACCTCTGGCACCTGCTGAATAGCGTTGCATTGCTGTAGACATCTTAGATGCAGGAATTATGTATTCACTTTCTCCAGCCTCTCCTATCAGGCCAAGAGTAGGTCTTGTAGTTATACCTCCTGTAGAAAAAGGTCTAATCCCGTTTCCAAAAAAAGCACCTTGGGCTGCTGTAGCAACTTTAGGCAAGTCAGATACAGAACCTTTTGTTACACCACCCGATCCAAAAGTAAAAACTTTATCAACGGCACTTAAGATTGCTTTTTGAAGAATTAAATCTGCTATTTGTTTAGCAATAGCACCTAATGATTCTCCTAAAGTTTTTGTTCCTTCTATCAATCCTTTTATTGCGTTTGTAATTCCTGTTGCAATTGTAGTTTTAATTTGTTTAAACAATTCTATTGTTTTATTTGTTTCATCATTAAGATTTTTAGCGTCTATTAACGCTTCTTTTTGCTTATCAGTAAATTCAAATTTTTCATCATTTAATCTTTCTTGAAGATCTAGTTCTAGTTTTTTAATTTCGGCTGCTGCATCTCCATTCTTTAATTTTTCTTTTAAAATAGAACCTTCTTTTTCTAATTTTTTTAAATTTGCGTCAAAAATATCTTTAGCAGTGCGAGTTAAATTTATTTGAATATCTGTTTCTGCATTTGTTTTTCTTTGAAGGTCAAATACTTTTTGTCGTGCTTTTGCTACGTTATTTTGTAATTTTTCTTGTTCTTTTAAACTAATACCACCACCAGAAACACCAGCAATATCTTGTTCAAATTCTGCCCGTTGTAGGTTTTTTATTAACCCTTGCATTTCTGGATCTTGATTATTAAAAGCTTGCGTTCTTAAATTTCGGTTTTCTAAACTTTCAATTAACGCTTTTAACGCTCCTGAGTTATTTATAAAATTAGCTAAAGACGCACCCATCGCAGTAAATAACCTAGAAAATTCATTTCCTAAAGTTTGAAAATCTTCTCCAAATGTTTTTAACGCTTGAACACCAGCAGTACCAATTTGATTAGCTAGTAAATCAGAAGCAGCTTTTAAAGCAGCTTGTTTTCCAGCAAGTTCTTCTATAACTTTCAATCTCTCTGCTTCTGCTGTACCAACAATTCCTATCGCTCGTGTAAGTTTTCCTATGTCAGCAGTTAAAGGATTTAAAGCTTTTCCTAATGCTCCTACTGCTGTAACCGCCTGTGATACTTGAGACACAATAGCTGTAGCAGCAATCGAACCAGCAAAGCCTCCTCTTGGACTAATAGCTTCTCCAATACCACCACCTAAAAGACCAGCAATAGATTGAAGTGGACCCCCACCAAATAACAAAGGAAAACCACCACCGATACCAGCACTTTGAATAATTCTTCCAAACCTTCCTGATCTTCCTGATCTTCCTCTTGCTCGTTGTGGTCCGTATTGACTAGCTGAAAATCCTGTATCACCACTAACCGTTCCTCTCATAACACCTCTAGCTTTAAGCTGCCTCATCTGAGCATTAACTCTTTTAATTGCTTCTTCTAACTCCCTATATTCTTTACTTCCAATATCAACCACATTTAAAACTCTTTCTAATTCTGCTCTATAAGTATTTAATCCAGCAGTAGATTTAGGCATGGTATTACCTACTCTTAATAGCTCTGCTAATTGTTTTCCTATTCCTACACTTGCACCTCCTTTTGCTTGTGTATCCGTTGAATATGCATTATTTAATGTTTGTATTCTTTTTAATTCAGCCCTTAATAATTGACGAGATGCGTTTTCACCAGCTAATAAACTGTTGGCAAATTGTTCAGAATTAACCTTTGAATTATTAGCAATTCTGTTAAAACTAGATAATTGATTATTTAAACCACTTATTGTATTTGCAAAATCACTAGCTTTCCCTTTTTCTCCAAACTTTTTAAGTAAACCAGTTAAAGCGTCTTGTGCATTTTTTACTGACTCGCTTTGTCGTCTATCAAAAATACTTGGTATTGGTTTTATAGATTTTGTTATTTTTTCAATTTGTTTAAGCTTATTTGTTACAGCATCAATTCCTTTTAGTCCAGTAACTCTTAAATCTATAACCGCCGAAACATTAGCCATTTATTTAAAACCAATATTGATAGTTTACCTACGTCTTCGAGCTTTTTGCATTTCTTTCTCCTGATCTTCATTCAATACTTGAAAATAAGCAGACCATCCTAATATCTCTTCTATTGTCATCTGACGTATTTCACCTAAAGTCTTACCCAACTCTTTCGCAACTCCAAACTGAAGCATTAATAAATTATCTTTTCGCAACTCCACACTTAGCCTTTTGGGTCGATAGGTTCCTCGTCATCTTGCAATACAAGAAGCATTAGCTTTTGTAAATCAGAATCTTTAAGTTCATTTTTTAAAACATCAATATCTCCTGATTGAAAACATTTTTGATTTCCTCCATCTTCATACGCTTTGTTAATTAATAAACGCAAAGCAAAATCATTAGCATCATCATTATCACTTTCCTTTTGAGCTTGTGCTCTTTCAGCCATTGTTAACGGTGACAACCATAATTCAACAACTTCTCCAGTAGATAAAGTAACCTTTTTTTTCTTTTTACTTAGATCAGTAGCTTTAACAAGACGATCAATTAATCGCATGTTTTTAGGTGACGCTGCCATAAAAATATTTTATACCTAATTATTCTAGCTCACTCTATAAATATTTACTATCTATGTTTGGCTAAAGTCAAAGTTGACATCTCCTGCTGGTCTGAAGTTAACAGTCACAGCCTGTGCATCATCTGGATTTACATTCATTGATGCAGAAGTCAAAGTTGCTGGAAACTCAATGGAACGACTTAATGTATCGCTCAACGTTCCACCAGAAAATACTTGGTCTATATAAAGCTTAAATGAAGCTCCTACCTGTTGACGCTGGAATACATCCTGAATCATTCTGTTGACCATTGCAGTGTCTTCATTGGTCATATAAGCAGTAGCAGAGCCAGTGCCATCACCAAAACCTGCAATGTATTCTCTAAACGGAACGTTCTGACCTGGAGTTCCACCAATAGTAGTCACATCAATTTCAGCCCTTTCAATCTCAAATGTCCACTCTCTTACTTGAGTAACAGATTCAAAAGCACCATATTCAACTTGAAACTCATTAGGTGAAGCAGCAGTACCAGTGCTGGTAATATCTAAATCTGAACCACCATTTGTAGCAGAAACTTTTAATGCACCTGTAGTTGCGTTATAAGAACTGATGAAAAAAGTAGAACTATCGTTTAATCCACCAGGTAATGTTCCTGTTCCTGCTTCACCTGTGGCTGCATTGATAACACTAAATTTAACTGGATCACCTACCTTAAAATTTAAGAAAGGATCTACTTCAATTACTTCAGTTCCAATAGTGACTTTACTAGGTGTAAAAGTACCTTTTGTTCCTGCGGGTTTATAGTACAAAGCACCTGATGTGCCAGATAGACAGGTAGCAGCCATGAGGCGTTCTTGAAATTTACATATAGATTAGCTCAAAACTGTAGCAACGTAAGAAGTATCTATCGTACTCATAAACATTGGTGGAGTCTCTGTTGTTGAAAATGATGGTCCTTCAATAATTCCAACCTTAAAAAACACCCCTGAATTAGTCTTAGCAGTATCATTTAACGTCTCTAAAACATTTACAGCAGTTGTAACTAACGTTTGATTTCGTGCTGGCCCTTTTCCTTTTTCAGTAAAAATTCTAATAATTATTGCTCCTTGTGCGTTATCAACGCTAGAACCTAAAGTTGGCTCATTTGTTACACCAAAAGTTACATTTATTCGCACATATTCTGTTGTAGTACCTGTTGGAGCAGCCGTAATATTATCAAAAAATACTGGCACTGCTGGTGATAACGCTCCAAAAGCAGTAAGCATTGGGTTCTCTACTGCTGCTCTAATTTTTTGATAATTCATAAGGCTTTTATACCTGCTCTTACTCCTCTTTCCATCGCTTTTTGCATTTTTCCTCCTTTAACAAAAGTTACATACCAATCTTTTTTTGCAGTGCTAATAGCAGTTCCTTTGCCTGAACTTACATCACCTCTGATACCTGGAACAGGTCTGCTACCTGGGCCAGAAACTACTGTTCCAACAGGAAAATTACCTTTTCGATCTCCTCTAAATACACCTTCTTCTAAATCTAAAGCAAATTCAGCATAAGGTTGTGTGTTTTCAATAGATAATTTTTTAGCTCTTCTGGATTCTCTCAACTCAGAAGATAAAACAGGAATATCATTAATAGTGTAAGGAAAACCACCTCCTGTCGTTCCAGAGGCATTAGCACCAAAGGGAATTGCTACCCAACTATCTTTGAAATCACCACTATATTCTGGTCCTGCTTCTGCTAATTCATTCATAATTTCTACGGCTGTATGACGAGTTAATTCATTAGCAATTGAAGCAAGTTCACGATTAAATTTTTTTAATTGAGAATTTAAACTTGCCATTACTGTGGCCTCACAATCAATGTATGAAACACTGGTTTGTCTCCTCTAAATGAACGAATATTAATAATCTTACCTTC